ATTGAAGTTGGTGGCAAGATTTACCATGTAGGGCGAATGAGCCCTATTATCTCTGCTGACGTGTCTAAGATTCTAATTTCAGGGAAGGTTATGCCTTTCCTACAGATAGAAGATATGACGGGCGCTGCAATCATGGCTATGATGGATTTGCCTGATGATAAGCTAAAGGTGGTGGCTGATGCTGCTTTGGCTAAATCAAAGGGTCCAGACAACATCCAAGTCACTCAGCTTAGTTTTGGTGGTGATATTACCTCTTACTGGCAGTTGGTGGCTAAAGTTCTGTTTGCAAATTTTACGGAGCTTGCACTCTATCTGGAAGTGGAGAAGGGCAAGCTGAAAGAATACGTGAAAGCAGCGGAGATGGCTCGCAAGTTGCAGAAAGTGTAGACTGGTTTTTATGGTGGCCCTGCATTGGGCTGCCAAATTACAACTTCCCACCTCTTTGTACTTGGCATGATTTAAAAGTTGGCAAGTATGACATTGAAGACCTAAAAATGATGCACAAAGTAATGGCTGAATACGTGGAGATGGTAAATGGCAAAGGTAATTGATGAGCTATTGATTGGCGTCTCAGTTGATGCTGATGAAAGGGAGTTCAATGAGGTTCAATCGGGTTTCGACCAGATAAAGTCCAGCGCTTTATCTTTGGGTGCAATTCTCGCAGGTGGCCTATCCATTGACGCAATCCTTGGTAAAACAAGCGAGCTTGCTGCTGAGTGGGATGGTCTAGCTAAAGAGACAGCAGCTTTCGAGGTTGATCCAATTCTATTGCAGAACCTTCAGCATATGTCAGAGTCTTTGGGTGGCGCTAAAGAAGATGCAATGGGCTTGCTGATGAATCTTAGGTCTGCTCAACAAGGCCTACAGGTCGGCAACCTTGGCTACTTGGAAGAGCTAACAAAAATAACAGGTCAGGACGTAATACCTCTATTTCAGTCTGGCGATGAGGAAGACATTCTAAAGCGTTTGATTAATTTGTTTGGTGACATGAACACCCAACAAAGACAAGCAGCTTTTGATGTTATGGGATTTACTACAGGCACGCGAAACCTGATGCAAACCAGTGTTGAAGGTTATGAGGCCATGATTGCTAGGTCTAATGAGCTTGGCAATATCACCAAAGAAAACACCACTAGAGCCGAAAACTTTGAACAAGCATGGACTGACGCGGCAAAAGCCTCAGATGCGGCGTGGCAGAACTTTTACGGAAGTTTAATGGAAGGCTCAACCGAGTCACTAAACTACGTAACAGGGAAGCTTATAGATGCTAGGAAGGCGCAAGAAGGCTCTGAGGGATTTCTACAGACTTATCAAGCGGCGGCTGGTGGAGTTGTTCAAAGTACATTTAGTGATATCTATGGCTCAATAATGGATAAGTTTGCTCCTGAAAGTTGGCGTGAAAACCCAATGTTGAGCCGTGATGCATTTGAAAGCTACGTTCCCACTAGTAATAGCGAATCAAATACAACAACCAACACCACAAATAGAAGTTCCAACTCGGTACAAAACTACAACAACATTACAATTAATGCTGGTGGCATGACCCAAGGTCAAGTTGAAGGTGTGGTTTACAAAGTGATTAACGGAGCTGCGAATCAGACAGAGCAAGATTTACAGGTGAATAGCCAATGATTAGCACTATATTTAGCAAGTCTAACCCATCAGTCGGCGGTGTTACTTTTGATTGTATATTTAGCAATTCAATGGAAGCCTCTTATGAATCAACGGATTACTCAGTGGAAAGTGGCGCTGTATATCAAGACCACATTAGGAAGCTGCCTAAGCTAATTACAATGCGTGTTGCTGTTAGTGATACGCCTTTTGCTGGTCCTCTAGGCTCACTGCTTGCCACTGGTGCTGGCTATGTTGGATCTAAGCTTCCACCACTTGTAACTGGCATTGCCGGAACCACTGCTTCGCTTTATAACGCATCAAACTCAGCGGCATCACAAGAAACTAGAAGCGCTGCGGCTTGGCAAGCAATGATAGATTCAGCAGATAAAATGGATGTGTTTGAGGTTGTCACAACTAAAGGTATTTATCCCAACTACCACATAAAAAAGATTTACTACGAGTGCAACCCTGATAACGAAAACTCAATTGAAATCATAATTGACATGAAAGAAGTTAGAACCTTTGAATCTAACATACAAAGCGATCAACCTAGTAAATCTCAACTTAGAGATGGCACAAGCGAGTCAATACAGGCTGCGCCACCGGCAAACCTTGGAGGGTTGGCACTTGAACAGATTTAGCTTTCCACTTCCTCAGGGTCAGTCGTTTATAGTTGCCGACCTTCCCATAGGTGAGCCAGAAATTAAGATGCACTTAGATTGGTCTTACGCTGGCAACTTCTACAGGGTTAGGTTGGTTCAATCCGGCAAGGACTTACAGATTGGCGGTAAGGGGTTAAACCCAGGAGTCGACCTGCTAGAACAATTAAAGCTTGGAATTGGTAAGCTTTACCTTGAGGGAGCTCAACCAACGCTAGAAAACCTTGGATTAGATAACAGGCTAGTATATGAACCATTTCAAGAGACAGTATCAAATTAAATCCAATGGCAAGGTTCTGATTGACGGGACCAAGCCGGATGCACCTCAAGTAAAATTCACAATTGAAAATATCTTTGGTGGCGGCGTTAGCTATGCAGAGATGGAAATTTTTAACTTGAATCGTGAAAACAGAGATTTACTATCAAGTAGAGAGTCACGAGAAAAGGCCGGATATCGAGACATAGAGTTCTTACTTGGATACGAGGGTAATCTATCAACTGTATTCAAAGGAATCATTAGGAATGCTTTTAAGAACTCTCCAGACGGCATCAACCAAGTTGTATTGATGTATTGTCGCTCTTCTGGATTTGAGTATGAAAACTCCAAGATTTCAAAAACATTCGGTCGCAGCACTCCTGCTGATGATGTTATCAAGTTTACAGCGCAACAGTTTGGCTTACCTATATCGATTTATGGTGACTTCTCATCGGAACCTGATTACATAATGGGTCTATCTTTGTCGACTGATGTTAAGTCAGCAATGAATCAGTTAGCGGTTACCCATGGATTTACATGGCAGATAGAAAACAAAAAAACGGTTATAATAAAGAGCGATACCGTAAGATCTGAAGCTATGGAGACATACGACCCCGATAGATTGTTAATCGGCGGCACAGAGGTTACGGACGTAGGCGCTAACATAGTCGTTAACTTAAACCCTGCACTTACCCCTTACACTTACATTAACATTGAATCTGTATCACCTAGAGCCAATTACAGCGGTATCTATGAGAGAGAAGTTAACGTAAAGCAGGGTAGGTATAAAATCCTTCAGGTAACTCATACAGGGGATTTTGAGGGTGATACTTGGGAAACTAGGGTTCAATGTCTGAGATAGAAAGAAAGATAAAAGGTAGCCCACTCACAAGACCAATACAGGTTGGGGTGGACTCATATCTAAAAGCTAAGTTCTTTTGTGTGCCCGGTCATGTTGTTGATTTTAACCCGGATGAGCAAATGGCAACCGTCCAGATTGGAATAGAGAAACACACTCCAGAAGGGCTTGAGACTCACCCAGAAATCATAATGGTTCCTGTTGGGTTCTCTGGTGATGATGTTGTGTTTGGCCACAAGGTATCCCCAGGAACTGAGGGTATGATCTACTTCTCACAGAGAGGTGCTGACAATTGGAAGAACTCAGGCGGAATTGTACCACCTTCCACAATGCGAAAGTTTGATATTAGTGATGCATTCTTTGACCCTAAGTTTAGATCGCTTCCTAACGTAATTAATGGTTTCAAAAATGATGGCGCATGGATGGCAACGAAAGATGGTTCGCACTACTTTCATCTTAAATCTGACGGCTCTATTGATGTCAACGTTACGGATACCAATTGGAAAACTGGCGCTTTTAATATTGAGTCTACGGCGTTTAGTGTTACCTCACCAACCTCAACCTTTACGGGTAATTTAACGGTTACTGAGACAATTACGGGTAAGGTTATAAATGCGCTTGTTGGTCTAATTGTTGATGGTATTAACATGCTAACCCACAAACACGGCGGAGTTGCTCGCGGTGATAAAGAAACGGATGGTCCAAAATGATTAGAAATCAGATTAACGGTGAGATCGTCACAAGTGGCGACCACTTTTTGTATGACCAAGCCGCAATATCAAAGGGCGTGGTTAGGCGTGTAAAAACTTTCTTTGGTGAGTACTTTTTAGACCGAACTGACGGAACAAAAATTATTAATGGAGTTCTTGGTAAAACCTCAGAGGTAGAAAGAGAGCAAGAATTAAGACGAAGAATATTAACGGCTGACGGTGTTTTAGCTATAACTCAAATGAACATAACTCAAGACGAAAAGAGAAAAGTCTCAGTTAGTGTTACAATAGCAACACCTTTCGGACAAGATGAAATAGTGGAGTCGTTCTAATGGCTGAGATTACAGCAAGCGGGTTTGTCGGTAAAACTCTAATCCAATACAAAACTGAAATAGATGCAAAGTACCTAGCAATTGATAGCCAGTGGAATATTAGACCTGAATCATTAGATGGTAGTTCTATTGCAATTAATGCCGAAATGTTCGCAAATCAAGACGATCAGATTGGTTTAGCATTTTCTGCTTGCGACCCTGACACAGCGATTGGACAAGGACTTAATAACCTATGTGCTATTAATGAGGTATTCCGCAGGGATGCTACATTCTCAACTGCAATTGTTAACATTTCTGGTGTTGATGGCACTACAATACCTGCTGGTAAGAAGGTTAGAAGCAAGTCTAACAGCTCTTTATGGTCTATTGACGCAGGTGTAACAATATCCGGTGTGACTCAGGCAAGCTTAACCTGCTTAACCCCTGGGTCGCAATCTGCAAGCGCCGGAGACTTATCAATCATTGCTGACCCCGTGGGAGGTTGGCAATCAGTAACAAACCCTAATGCCGCAATTCTTGGGGATGATGAAGAGTCAGATTCAGACCTTAGAATTAGAAGAAAAAGCGAAGTTGCAAAGCAAAGCAGCAATCAGCTGGATTCAATTCGAGCTGAAATATCTGAACTTGATGGCATTACTCATTTATTTGTGGATGAGAACGAAGAGCAAGCTACAGATGTTAACGGAGTGCTTGGTAACTCCTATATAGTATTTGTTGCTGGTGGTGATAACAATAAAATTGCAGAGGCCATGGCTGGAAAGAAAAACCCAGGATGCGGTCAAAACTTTTCTAACAGTAAATTCCCCAATAAAGAGGTTATCAACACAACCACTCCGATTCATGGTGCTAAGTTTAGAGCTACATTCTTTAGACCTGAAACCAAGACGGTTTACGTTGATGTAAAAGTAAAAGAGACTGGTAAGCTTTCATCAAGCGCTACTTCTGATATTGAAAATTCAATTATTGAATATGCTAACGCAACTTTATTTGAAGGCGTTACAAGCCTTGGCTTTGATAGCACTGGATTTGATATTGGTGAGAGTGTTCCCGCTGGCAAACTTCACACCCCTGTTAACAAAATCATAGCTGAGAACGGTTATGTTGAATCAATCGATGTTTCTCTAACGGATGGAGGGACAGGGCAGATAGTTAACATTGCTTACGGCGAGCTTGCAACATTTGCTCAGGGTAACATTAAGGTGACCATTTCATGACGCCGACTGATAAAGCAAAGACGAGAATACTAGCTCAAGATAAGGTCTATCCTAAAAACGTAGACTTCCTAACGGCAATGCCAAAAGTTGCTGAGACTGCTTATCAAGCGTGTCTTGATATTCAGGACATACTTAGCATAGATAGCTCTAAAAATTTAAATCTAATTGGTAGAGTCATTGACCAAGACCGAACTGTTATTGTTGATCAAAAAATGGAAGTTGTGAGATTTGGTGTTGACAAAATCACAACATACTTAAACCAATCTCAGTACGGAAGGAGTCAATATGGTAACGCTCAATACTCAAGGTCGTTTACTGTAGAAGCAAAACATAGGTCAGGTGACAGTTCTTCAAGGTCAAGCGCTAAGTCAATAAAAGACGATTCAGGTCTAAGTGATGAGTATTACCGACACTTGCTAAGGGCTAAGGTTTCAAAAAATAACTCAGAAGCAACTTATGATGGAATAATATCGGCGGTTAAGTTTATAGCACCGGGAGCTGACATCGTTGAAATTATAGATTCTGAAGACATGACGTTTGGTATTAGAATTTATGGTAAAATATCAGGTGTAGAAAGAAACATCTTGAACCAGAAAGGAATTATCCCGGAACCTCAAGGTGTTAAATATAACGGCTACGCTGAAATATTTGATTTAACTAGAGTTGGTGACACTTTAAACAGAGCTGGTGATACATCGGCGCAATCTGCTGGATACAAAGGAGCAACAAATAATGCTTAATAAACGTGCAACTTATGGCGATGATTGGGATGTGCCTAGCGCTGAACACCCTGCTGGAGCTTGCTTAAATAGATCGGCTCCAGGTGTAGAGGATGGTAGCTACTTAGAGAAAGCTTGGGTAAATGACCTAATGGCTTTTCCTGGGGCTATAATTAATGCGGCAGGTTACACACCTAACGGAGTAGAAGATACAGCAACAGCATCTCAAGTATTTGATGCGCTTGTCAATAAAAGGTGGTCTTCAATTGGCAATTACTCCCCTGGAACAGTGGTGACAGCATCAAATGGAAACCAATACTATTGCAATAAAGAAAATGGAAGAGATTCATCTGTAATTGATCCTTCAACAGATTCTAGTGATACTTGGAGGGAGTACCCATACAAAAGAGTAGTAAACGCAAACGGAACAGCAAAGCTATTCTACAACGGTGATGTTGAAATGTTTGGTATTGGTACTGCCTTTGGTGCAAATCAAGAAGTTAGCTTTATAAGCCTTCCTGTTTCACTTTATGAGCCGATAAGGTTTGACACCACATTTATTACAGCTATTCACTTTGGAACAAACCCATTAAACACAAACATAATTATTCATAACGATACAGCAGGTAAAAAAGATAAAATATCAGTGAAAACATCACTAGATACCCCTGTCAGCGTATCATGGCAGCTAAAAGGAAGGTGGGCATAATGGCAGTTAAATTAACGGATGAATTTGGCAGCAGAGCTAACCCTTCAAGCGCTGAATACCCTAACGGCTCCCTAAAGGATGAGACGGACCCAGGAAAGTCAAATGATGGCTCTCCGTTATCTTCTCGTGTAGGTAATGACTTCCAAGGTTTTATGCAATCTGCACTTTCTGAAGCTGGTATTGATGCAAATGGCAATCCTGATAGCGTTGATAATCCGCAGATTCTTGATGCAATTAAGAAAGTTCAAGAGAATCAAGCAAAGTCATACTCAAAAATATCTTACAAATCGGTTGCAGATATGATTTCTGGATCGCCAATTGTTGCGGGGGTTGGTGATAGATGCTCCACAGGTGGTACGGATTGGGAAAGGATTGCAAGCAATGGTGATATAAATGATTTCAAGCCGATAGGCTGGGTTTTTATAAAGGATTTTGGTAGAGATTCCGCGTCAATTCAATCGGCTTTCGACTGTAGCAAAAACACCATTTTTGATGACGGTGCTTTTACTGTTGATACCCCTGTGACAGCGACAGAAAATTCAATCATCTACGTAAATAAAGACGCTAAAATTACAAAATCCCCTTCTCTTATGAACAACTCATTTATCATCATTGGTGATAATTGCATAGTTGAGGGGTGGGGCATTATTGATGGTAATTTCAGAAACATGGACAAGCTAAACAACAACGAGACTATGGGTAATGCTATTCGTGTTGGTTCAGATTGTCTTATTAAAGACATTACAATGATTGATACCGAATCCTCGCACATTGCATCGTCAGGAATAAACAAAGTTAGGTGGGCTTCTGGTTTAAGGGTTGTTAACGTAGCGTTTGGTAAATTTGTTGACCACTGCGTTTATACTTCTGGGTTGTGTGACGATATTGACGTACAAGCGAGATGTGTCATCTCTACTGGAGAAGATAATCCAAGAGAAGCTTTTAAAGTCCGTGGCGAGATTGGCAATGTTGTGTGGCGTGATTGCCCTTATATTGATATTCCAAATTTTAGAGGAAACTTATTTGTAGTTGAGAACGATAATGTAACTGGATCTGAAAATAGTTTTGGGACAGTAACCATTAGAAACTTTAACTATGTAAAAACTAGATACTTAGGACAGGTTACATGCAAGGATACCACCACTGCCCTTCCTAATGTTATCATAGAAAATGTAAACTTTACTGGAACCGCTGACAACCTTGCTGATTTTAGATCGCCTGTAAGGACGTCAGGGAATCTGTACGGATGTAAGAGGCTGACTATTCGTAAGTGTAACTTCACCAACACCCTTCCTCAATCTTTCTACCAAAAGGATTCCTTTACAATGGAAAAGTCTTATTGGGTTAAGGTGGAGGATTGTACATTTGAATCTGACATACCTCTGGGTGAAAGTGATGTTGACATATCAGTACGTGGTGGAACAGATATTAAATATGAATACTTAAGCAACACCCACAGCCCTAACTTTACAGTTAGATTTAAACCCGGCTGGAACGCTTCAGTTTTGAATGTGCGCGACAACTCAATATCTAGAGTTAATGAACTCATTTACCCTACAAATAATGTAGATATTATTTCAGTTAGAGATAACAGAGATGTCAATGAAGCAAGCAGACAATTGTTGGATGTAAATGGGGTTTCTGGAAGTTACACTTTAAATAGTGTCGAGATACTTGATAACACAATAAGGCAAACAGCCGCTGTAGGTACAACCGTTGGCGCACTATCAGGAACGGTCACTTATTTAAAAAACGATCCAAACCAAAACGTAATACTTTACCCTGATGGTATGTTTAGATCTGTAGGAACAACAGCAGAACGACCAAATAACGCATCAATTGGTTTTAGATATTTTGACACCACATTAAACATTCCAACCTGGTATTCAGGCTCTGGGCAATGGGTGAATGCAGACGGCGACCCTAAATAAAACAAAACCCCTAGCTAAAACTAGGGGTTCTTTTTTACTTCCTTTTCACCGAATCAACTATTCCACCAGTGAAGTACCAAGCCATAACAAGCAACATCAAATAACCAATCTCAAACTGGTTAGCCAACGCTAAGAGTTTGTCCGATAAACCATCACCACCCCAAACCAGAGCCGCCGCACATACCCACATAAACAGGAAAAAGTTAATGCATACCGCAAAAGCCAAGAATCTTTGAGCAAGCTTGAAAGGTTCGTACAGCTTGAGCAAATCTTTCTTTGCTTCGGTCTTTTCTTGGTCGGTGTGAAATATACTATCTATCGCGCTAATGCCAGCATCGACAACCTTAGTCGATCCAAATATCTTACCTAGAAAACCAAACATACTAACCCCTTAGCCATTCTTGAACATCAAAGCAAGGACACGCTTTATTCGCACCCCAGTCACGATGACCCTTAACATTTGAGTCATCGATACCAAAGCTATTTTGCAAGTAATCTACAATATCGCGTAGAGCATCTTTTTGTTTAGATGTGTATGTGTCGTCAGGCTTTCCAGTATCGTTATTTAATCCACCCTCAAGGCAAATGCCTATATTGTCGGCGTTATGCCCTTTAACGTGCGCCCCGTTGCGATTTAGAGGGCGGCAAGGGTTTAGCTTGCCATCCGTTGTTATGTAGAAGTGATAACCAATGTCAGACCAACCATTTTGATTTACGTGTAACTCTCGCAACCAATCAACGCCGCAATCATGTTTCGGCTTTGTGGCTGAGCAGTGAATGGTGATGTACTTAGGATTCATAATTACTCCTTACCATCTAATGCTTTTTTAATATTTGCTCTACAGCTATTGCAAATAGGCTTATCTGCTAATGCTGCGTGTTGTGCATCTTGAAAGCACCAATCAAATCCAGCTCTGCTTTTACCACACCAAAGCTCTTGCTTGTGCTTTGGTAGCCTTTCACCATCATCATGGTCGTATTTAATTACACAAGACATACCTACTCCGCAATTTTATACATTAAAGATAACTCTTCTGCTTTTTCTTTACTTAGCCCATTTCCAACCCTATCCATTGGATCCCAATCAACAACTTTAATGGACTCCGGAAGATTTTCAGGAACATTTTCACACCCCCAAAACTCAAAAGAATCAGAAATACTTTGCGGCACCGAGTGCTTGTAAGTAATCCCAAGCTCCCTTACAACCTCACATGCATTTCGATTATCATTCAACTCAATGCCAGCAGTCATGTAGCTGTATCGTAAAGTTTTCATACCTACTCCGTAATAAATCTAGTGTGTTTAAAGAACTGGTTTTCGTTTTTAATGTAATCAAAGTGTCCGGTTTCATCTTTCTTAAAGAATGACTCACAACCTTCACGCCAGATACAGGTGCATGAAAATGCCTCACCACCCTCAAACCAGTAACAGATAAACTCTTTGCCTGTTTTAAGCTTGTTTAAATCCATCTCTAATCCTCTTGTGGTTGCTCTGGTAGTGGCATCCAGTGTGTAAACTGCCTTCCACTTCCATCAATTAGCGCTTCAGGTCTTTTGTATTTAGCAGCGTAACCACTAAGAAATCCACACCTAACACCAACCGTTTTTGTTGCGAACAAATAATGCCCCTGCTCTGGTACTCTATCGCTAACACTAATCCAATTACTCATCTTAACCACCAATCAAAAAAAAATATAAAACGTGACCAACCACCAGAGCACAACCAATAAACTGAGCCATACCCTTAACAGTGGGCCAGAACTCACTTGCTCGCTTATCTTCCCAACTAAGCATTGAGTTGTTTTGTTCTTGCATTGAGTATTTATGCATCATATTAATTACCTTTATTTAAATCATCCGCAAGCTCTTGAGCCTCTGCTGCCGTGTTGAATCCATGAGAAACCATGGAAAACCTTCCAGAAAGTTGAGCCCCTAAAATTTTTATGTTTTTAACTTTTATTACGGACCAAAGACCATCTTTGTGCTCTGCAACTTGGTAATCTTTTAAAAATTCAATCATATCTCTATCACTCTTCTTGTTTGTGTGGGGTAATTATCACCAATCACCCCAACCTTATCCAATCGTTTAAATCGTTCGATTATTCAAAACCCATAGTTAAAAACTATCAAGCACCCCACCAGCACAAAGAAACCTACCGATAGGTTATCCAGCACATCCTCAGAGTTTAGCCAGCGCTTTGCACTCCTAACCAGCCAAAGTATGCCGCGCTTCTCTTGTCCTCGTTGCTTCTTCCTTCCCATCCCGTCACCTTTTTAAATTGCGCTTGCCCTGAGTCTGTAGACTTCCAGCAGCTAGAAACCCGATGCTTAACCACTGGTACATCTATGTATTCACACATGCGCTCAACCTCAACCTGAGACCACTTACACAAGGCAACGTTTTGCGATGTTTTACCGTAAGCGGCTTTTGATTGCTTTCTACCATGCCACACAGCTTTCTGAGCCATAACATCCTCAATGTGTACAATCACACTACCAGACTGCTTAAGTGTTGTTAGAAGCGCGTACAGAGGCATTAACTGCGACATTTCAATATTAACTAGCTCACCATCTTCATAAACTGCAACTCCATGCCCTTTTGTTGAGCCAGGGTCGATGCCTATCACATACTTTTTCATTAAATGTTGCCCTTCTTCATGTTGGAGTTAACTGAGCGCCACATCTCAATCTGCAATGCCGCTGTCTGCCTTTGGTTTCTCATTGTCTCAAACTCAATCCTAGCCTCATTAATCGCTTGGATGTGGTCTTGGTATCCGTCATCGCATTTGGCTATCTGTGCGCGTTCTGCGGCGCTTCCTGTGGCATTTATGAATGCTAGTGCCTCTATGGTTTTCTTTTGGTCTTCCAGACCTTCGTAAAGGCACTTTCGCCTAGCGAATTCAACATCGCTAGACTTAAGGAACTCTAATGCCTTTTCTGCATCGTTGTAGTTAATCATTCACACCTCTTAACTGGTCAGCGGTTAGTGACACAACGCCATGAGAGACGTACGAATGAACATACCAAGCATCATCATGCTTAAAAAGATAGATTAAAGTTGCGCTACCTTCATTCCAGTTGTTTAGCCACTCAGCTCCATTGCCAACCAATTTTTTAATCATCTGCTTTGCTTTTTTATTTCGCATCTAAATACCTATCAACCTCACCCTTAGCCAAGGGGCCATAAATCGCTAACTTAAACTTCATATCAATCAACGCCACATCTTCGTTCATAAGCTTAAATATCATGCTTGCATCGTCTGGCGTCATATCATCACTTGTTAGTGGCGGTGCTTGTTCTTCTACTTGCATGTGAACCCCTTACGCTAGATTTCCCCACTGCTCAGCCATTGCCTTGGCTATACCAATTGGTGTCTTACTTCTAAGCCTTGCCCTTTCTGGGCTTGGTGGTAGCCTGTGAACCCACGACCATGCTTTGTGCTCTTCTGTTCCTTTTTCTGGTGGTGTTAGTTTATTTGAAGGAACCAAATCAGGAAGCCCAATAAGTTCAAAACCTGTCGCTTTAAACATCTTCTCGCCAAACCACCAAGGCTGCACGACTTGCCTGTAGCCAGGATTTATCAACTCTTTAGCGTGGCAATGCATTATAGGGTTTTCTATGCACTTCATTTTAATTGGCGCATCCCTCAAAGCTTTGTAGAACTCAGCGCCTTCAAATAGGCCTTTCCACATATCAACAAGCGTCTTACCATTTGGCGGAACCTTTAACCACCTAGCGCCAGCATTTGTAAGCCTAGTGCATGGAGGGTGAGCTATCATCAAGTCCCAACCCTGGTTTATTACCTCCAAAACATCGGATTGAATATGCCACTCAGGATGACCACCAGAGCATGGGTCAATATCACAACTATACGCCTCATGACCTAGCGCCCTAAACTCTTTACAAACCGCTTGCGATTCTTCGCATGCAATTAATACCTTCATCTCTTCACCTATCTGTTAAAAGTTCTTAGCTGGCTTGATTGCCGCTTGTTTTGATTGCCTAACTAAATGGTCAGCTTCCGCTTGGTCATATGGCATAAAGTGTCCATTCCTCCACTCCATGTAAACCGCCCCTTGTGTTCCGTGCCTAGCTTTTGCAAAGTTAACTTCAGCAAGGTTGGCGCACGGTGAATCCTCGTTGTAAACAACATCACGGTAAGGAAAGATAATCCAGTCGGCCGCGTCTTGTAGCTCACTTGATCCCTTTAAATCACTTGCCATTGGTCGCTTATCTCCGCGCTGCTCAACGTTCTTTGATACGACTTGAGATAGTAGGATTACTGGTGTTTGTATCTTCTTCGCCAGCTCTTTAAGTTTCTTACCAACCTCACCAAGTGCGCGAACCTGGTCTTGATATTGACTTGTATCAACCAAGCCGGCGTAATCCACACATATTAGATTTGTTTCTGGGAATCGTGATTTGTGGTCTACAGCTTGCGCGAATATCTCATTTATTGTTAAACCACCTTGATCAAGTACATGAAACTTTTTGTTTTTTACTCGACACATGGCCTCGCCAATTTTAGCCATCTCAAAGTCATTCATGTTTAATGGGTTTCTCAAGCTTGTTAGTGACACACCAGATTCAATAGCAATTGAACGCTCAATCAACTCTGTCTCAGACATCTCCAAAGAGAAGGTTAATGAACCAGATTCTTCACAAGATACAGCATTGGAAAGAGTAACCATCAATTCAGTTTTACCCATTCCAGGACAACCAGCTAGTACCACCAAGTCAGTAGGGTTAATTCCACCTGTCTTTTCATCAATTGCTTCTATGCCAAATTTAAGCCTTCGATCATGGCTATCACCACTAAGTCGGTTTTCTAGTACCTGCATATAGTTTTCTGCAAGCTCTTTGGCTATCACTGGTTTTTTCTTGTCAGTCTCAACCACAAGATTCACAACGGCAGCCTCAACCATTGATGCAATGTCACCAATCATTGATTCATCTGTACAGTTATCGATTGATTCAATAACGCGTGTAAACTCATCTCTTGCAGTTCTTAGATAGAAACCCTGTCGAACCTTCTTAGCAAACTGCTTTACACGTCTAGGTGTTGCGATAGATTTTTTAACCATCTCAACAAGGCCCATCGAATCCATGCCAGTTTTATCAGCTACCGCTAGCACATCGTAATCAACACCCTTCGAATGCAGCTCTTTGATTGCTGTGTACATCTGTCTGAAAGAGCCATTCTGGAACATGGAAGGCTCAATCTTGTCGATCACCTCAATAAAGTCTGGCGTTTCATCTGATTGCATTAGAGCGCTTACAAGTTCAAGTTCGTAGTTATCGTAGTTCACTATAGATTTTCCTTAACGTTTAAAAAGCATTTCTCACCAACAAAGTATTCAAAGGTCTGAGCATTCCAGAATTGACCGCTACCGTCATTCTTTGGCCTTTTCTCAAACATCCATTGACATTGCGGATGTGAATCCATGTAAGCCAAGTAAGACTCAAAGTTTTCGTATGTTAGCTCAAAGTCATCGAATAGCTTCTTGACTAGCTTTTTACGTTTATCTGTTAGCTTAACTACGTTGCTTGCATTGGTTAGTGTTGTGTTGAATATCTCTTTGATTCTGTCGTAGTCCAAAGATTCTTTTTTAACTTTTGGACAAGTATTGTTTATTACTTGTTTATTTACTTGTTTATTAGTGTTTAGCTGGCGAACTAGTGGTAGTTCATCTCCTAAACTACCCCCGTTTACCTGCTGAACTAGTTCAGTAAGTGAACTATCTAAATTCTTTACGCCTTGCTCTAGCGCTAAAGGTAATTTTGCTATGTATGTTGTGTTCTCTCCGTTTTCCCTTTCCCTCTGAATCCAACCTTCTTGCTCTAGTAGCTTCAAGTACTTCGCTACGGTTGCTCTAGATAGCCCGGTCTCTTCGATAATTCTTGCGTATGAAGGCCAAGCCATATCCTGATTATCGTTCATGAACTTTCTTAGATAGCAAGCTAAGTACTTAGAGTTTGAAGGCAAATCAGTAAGCCAAATACAGTTCATCCAGTTGATTATTCCTGTAGTTGCTTTTCTCATTCTGTGTTTTCGCATATAATTACCATGTGTTGTAGTTACTAAGCCCTGTTGACGCAGGGTTTTTTTATTTATGCGACAGACTTTTCAAGAATGCGCTCAATCATATTGCTAAGCGAACGACCTTCGTCCTCAGCTTGCTTTTTGATTTTCTCTACAAGGCTGTTGTTTAGTCGAGCTGTTACGTGTTTCTTTTCCATTGCGGTTCCCTCTTCGTTGTTGATGTGTTCATATTAATCCTTGTGTGTTCACCTGTCAACACTACAAACACAAAAAAAGCAGAAAGTTTTCACAATCTGCTTTGTTCACTTTTCTACAGGCACAAAAAAACCCCGATTGGTAGTCGAGGTTTGATTGTTGTAATGCACTTTCGCACAGTTACCCAACAGTCTTAAATTGTATTGTATTTTATTGATGACTTCAATCACCTCTCCCTCAATACCCCGTTAATTTGTCCAATCTTAACCTTCATTGCTATGGTGCTAAAACCTAATAATTCTGCCTTCTCACCATGCTTCTTAATGACCTCTGCCTGGGCTTTTAAATCTGCCCTATCAATCGGTCTAAGCTCATCGTTGCAAGCCTTACAGATAGCCATGAAGGCGTTATCTATAGCAAAACTCATAAAAACCACCCCTTATCAATTGCTGTAATAACTAACTGTGTCCATGCAAATAAAACCCATATGGCTAGTAGTGCGTAGTAGAGTTTGTTCATTGTTTCACCTCGATTTTAGGAATAACGTGCTCAACGCCAAGAACTCGAGCGAATGCAATTTTTAGCGCCACATCGTTATCTTGAAGAACCTCACAAAGTAAAGCTGCTTCCTTGTGGATTTGGTCTCGAGCTTTTAATTGGCTCTCGCTTGCCTTGTTCCAGTCGCTCACATTGCAGGCTAGGCGTATGTTCTTCGCTACTTCCTGAATGTACTTATGAAACGTTGTCTTGTTGCTGTGTCGTTTGTACAGTGCGCCACATAGCAAGTTGTAGCTGTCGCCAGACTCGTTTCTATTCTTGATTAGGTGATCGAACATCCA